TGAAATCACTTGAGCAACAAAAACATTTGTTTGAAGACACGGAACCCGTAGCGGAACCGAGTTATCCAAGTGTTCAACCTGCTCAGATGCAGGCTCCACAGCAGGCAGTTCAACCAGACCCAAGAGCCCTACAATGGGCACAATCAAATACTTGGTTTGGTGATGACGCCCCAAGGACAGGGGCAGCTTATGCCATAGACGCACAGTTAAAAATGGAGGGATATAATCCTTCCTCTGAGGATTATTACTCAGAACTCGACAAGCGAATAGGGGATGCATTTCCTTCTATGAAGACAAATTCAAAACCAAAGCAAGTCGTAGCGAGTGTAACTCGTGCACCATCCGCACCTAAGAGGGTCAAACTGACTCAAGGCCAATTGGCAATGGCTAAGAAACTGGGTGTGCCACAAAATGAATATGCCAAGTTTGTGAGGAACACAAATGACCAATAAAAATATAAAAACACCGTCTGAGGGGATTGATTCTAGGTCTCATCAGAAACGAAAAGTAACTTATACACCTCCTTCATATCTAGATGCACCCAAGCCAAAGGTTGACGGCATCAAATACCGATGGCTACGAGTGAGTGCGGGTGGGGAGGATGATGCTCGAAACATATCCAAGCGGAAACGTGAAGGCTATGAATTCGTTAAAAAAGAGGAACACCCCGATTTCGATGTCCCCATGCATGAATCTGGAAAGTACGCAGGAGTGATTGGACACGGAGATTTAGTTCTCGCTAAGATACCGATTGAAATGGCTGACGCTAAAAGGGACTATTTTCAAAATAGGACTAGACAGCAAACACAGGCCGTTGATGCGGATGTCTTGAAGGAACAACATCCATCCATGCCCATAACACAACAGCGTAAAAGTTCTTCCTCTGTTGGTAAAAAAACAGAGTAAGACTAAATTTTCTTGTTGGGGGTTTTAACTTTTATACAGGAGAAATATTATGGCAAACGTAGACGCCGCTTTCGGTGCAAGGCCAGTAAGACATCTCACTGGAGGCACTATCAGGTCAAACGAGTATAAAATGGTTAAAGAATACGCAGCAAATGTTTTTACTGGTGATTTTGTTCAACTTGCGGCTACTGGATACGTCCAAGTAGGAGCAGCGACAAACAGATTACTAGGCGTATTCGGAGGCTGTAGTTATACTGCGTCTGATGGTTCAAAAGTCTTCAAGAGATATTGGCCCACCGGAACAGCTACACTAAACGATGGCGATGTCACCGCTTATGTGTATGACGACCCTAATATTGTCTATGCTATTCAATCTTCTGGCAGTGCTGACTTCGCCGACATCGGCAATTTAGCAGACATTGTTGCAGGTACAGGAAGTACCACAACAGGTCAATCTGCCTTTGAGATTAATGGCACGACAGGAACGGGCACAGCACAATTGCGTATTCTCGGATTGTATAACGAACCAAAAAATGCCTATGGTACTAATGGCGTGTTGGAAGCAGTGATATGGGAACATGAACTGATTGGACATGACCAAAGTACGGCAGGCGTATAAGGTATAGGAGAAAATTATGGCTATTAATAGAAGCCAACTCGTTAAAGAGTTGGAACCCGGTCTCCACGCCTTATTTGGAATGGAGTACAAACGATGGGAACGTGAACACGCTGAAATATTCACAGAAGAAAGCTCAGACAGAGCGTTTGAAGAGGAAACTCTACTTACGGGCTTCGGGGCTGCACCGACTAAAGCAGAAGGTGGTTCTATTGAATATGACACTGCTTCAGAGCAATGGACTGCACGGTATGTGCATGAAACTATCGCCCTAGCATTCTCAGTTACTGAGGAAGCTGTGGAAGATAATCTTTATGACACATTATCAAAACGGTACACTGCTGCTTTAGCACGTTCTATGGCTTACACTAAGCAAGTGAAAGCAGCTAACGTCCTAAACAATGGATTTAGCTCAAGCTACACTGGAGGGGATGCAAAACCACTTATGGATACAGCACACCCAACTTTGGAAGCAGGAAATCTTGCCAATGAGCCGTCAACAGCAGCCGATTTTTCTGAATCTTCACTGGAATCAGCAATCATTTCGATTGGTGGTTTTGTGGATGACAGAAACGTCCCAGTTGCAGTTAACGCTCGTAAGCTAGTAATACCAAAAGACACAGCATTCACTGCTCAGAGAATTCTGAAAAGTGACTTGAGAGTTGGTACTGCTGATAATGATATCAACGCAGCTAGGTCAATGAATATCCTTCCACAAGGATATGCGGTAAATCATTACCTCACTGACACTGATGCGTGGTTCATTTTAACAGACCTTATCAATTCTGGTCTTAAAATGTTCCAAAGAAGAAGTTTAAAAACTTCTATGGAACCAGACTTTGAAACAGGAAACATGCGTTTCAAGGCTTCTGAAAGATATTCTTTCGGATGGTCTGACTGGAGAGCTATCTTTGGCTCACCGGGAGCGTAGTAAAGTACGAATAGGAGGGGGTTTATCCCCCTCTTATCTTTTTTCTAGGATTAATCAATTATACCAACTGCCCTAGCAGACAATCGTAGAAGCGATGGTATGATTTAGCTACGGAGAATTAAAATGGCTAATACAACTTTTAGTGGTGCGGTAAGGTCAGAGACAGGTTTTAAAGTAATTAACAAAGCCTCTGGTACTGGTGCCATTACGGAAACTGGAGTTAATATTAACTCAACAGGACAACTGGTTGCACTTGGAACTCACAAGTTTCAATCTTTTGCGGGAACTCTAGCATCAACAAACGCTGCTACAACAGCTTATGGCGATGGCGATGTTCTTGTGGAATTAGGAACTCTGAATACCGATGCACCAGACGACTTAGTAACCCCTTCTAAATTTTTTATTCACAGAGCATTAATTGGCATTACAACTGCGGCAGGAGAAACTCTTGTTGGTGGTTTATCTTTAAGTGCTACAAGTGGTACAGCTACCAACTCTGCTGTTTCATCTGGAACAGAAATTGTTGGAGCAGGTGTTACTTCATTTAACGAACAATTAAGTGCTACACAATCAGTTACTGAGATTGATGTTAACTTGAATAACACAGCAGGTAATTATCACATATTCGTTCCAAACGTAACTGCGGCTATAGCTAGTAAATACTTATATGCATTTTCTACTACAGCAATTAATGCTGACATTACAGCAGGTAGATTTACGGTAGAACTGGAATATTCAGTATATTAACAATAACGGCTAGGGTGTAAAAGCCCTAGCCTTTTTTTTATAGGATTAATCATGCACATTTGTGAAAGAATAGCTTTGTTTTTTATGATTATAAGAAATGAAACAGATAAAATTTTAATAGGAGGAAATAAATGGCTGACACAGTAACAGGCCCAACTACACTTTTTGAATCCGACAAAAAAATCGTAAGAAAATTAGTGGTTGAATCAGACGGCACTGGAAGCACAACAGTCTTTGCCGATGTTTCTGCTTTGACAGCGAGAGGTGACGGCACATCAGCGACATATGTAAACCTACAACAAGTTTGGTTTGCCTGTGATACAGGAGACGGTGGCGATACTCACGCTCGTTTAGATTATGAAGATTCAGATGCTGACATTCCAATGCTTGGTTTAGTTGGAACAGGTCACTGGGATTTTAGTAGTTTTGGAGGAATACAACCCAATACGACATCAAACTCAAATGAATATGATGTTAATTTGGTTGTTCCGAGTCAAGCAGACGATGGTAATATGTACACGGTTGTGGCTGAATTTAATAAAGTATATTAATTAGGATAAAATATGGCAACCTCTGGTACTCGTACCTTTACCTTATACGTTGATGAAATTATCGAAGAGGCTTACAGCCGCATAGGCGGTGAGCCGCAGACAGGTAAGGAATCATCCGTTGGTAGAAGGGCACTGAATTTGTTATTTAAGGAATGGCTGAATAGAAGCATACAGCTATGGAGTGTTACGGAATCAACGCAGACACTCACAGTGGGAACGGCGAACTATACCTTAAATGCTTGGACGGTTGACATTGAAGAGGCGGTCATATCAAAAACAAACAGTGATGACACAAGGACAGA